CGCCCATTACCCAAAGCAACTCAAAAATACCTAGAAGCTGAAGAAGAATTTACTCATGCATTAGATGTGCTTGAAATCAAATATGAAAAGAAATTTAAGTTTAAATCTACAAAACATTGGCGATTTGATTTTCATTTAATTGAACATCGTATTCTGGTCGAAATTGCGGGTGGTCCATGGTCAGGTGGTCGAAAAGGTAAGCTCAAAGATAAAGCTTGGAGTATGGATCGATACGATGATGCTGAAGCAATGGGATATACGGTTGTTCGGTTAGAGGCAGCACCAAGTTTTAAAATTAATGAATCTGGCCCGTTACAGATACAAGCTCATTTTGCTAGTCAGTGGCTTAAAAACTTAAAGAGGCAAATATTTAATGGATCAGATCAGACCGTTTCCACCAACTGATTTTATTGATCAAGCTGAAGAAGAGGAAGCAATTCGTTTAATACCGGCTCCAGACCTAAAAAAATGGGTTGTGGCTAATTACTTAACGATTGGTGGGCCTCTTTATAATCCAGATCATGATCATATTGCTGAGTTACTTCATGATAATGAAGAGTTCTTGGCATTTGCTTGGGCCTCTTCTGCATATAAAAGCAAGCAGGCGATGGTGCTGGGGCAGTGTGAAAAAGTAATGTTTAACGTCGGTGGCTGGCGTAAAGCTAGACAAGAGCAACAGATGCGTGACTGGTTCGGTTTTGTGCCAACATACTTAATAACTGTCGACGCTTCTTTCTGTGAGCGTGCAAACGATACAGAGTTCTGTTATTTGCTTGAACATGAGCTTTACCACATTGGAGTGATGAGAGACGAGGACGGAGAAATTGTTTATAGCGATAGTTCTGGTCTGCCTAAGCACTATCTTGCTGGTCATGACGTTGAAGAGTTTATTGGCGTAGTTAAACGGTGGGGACCAAGTAAGAATGTTAAGCGACTTATTGAGGTCGCAAAAAATCCGCCGTTTGTTTCTGATTTAGATATTGCGAGATGCTGCGGGAACTGTGTAATCAATTGAGCCTTATGGCTCTTTTTTTTGTCCTGTTTGCTGTACGTAGCTGTACGAAGGGGAATTTATGGCAGCACTAAAAGAGCCTGTGAAAATATTTATTGTTCAAGCTCTTGCATGCCGTGATACCCCTCAAGAAGTGGTTGAACAGGTCAAGCAAGAGTTTGGAGTTGATATTAGTCGTAGCCAATGCGAATGCTATGACCCAACAAAATATTCGGGCAGAAACTTAAGCAAGAAGTTTGTTGAGCTTTTTGAATTAACCAGAGAGAAGTTTGATAAAGGCTTAATTGATATTCCTATTGCTAATAAGTACTACCGACTGAAGCAATACCAAAGACAGCTTGAGAAGACTAGAAACGTCAAAACAGCCTTAAAAATTCTTGAGCAAGCCGCTAAAGACATTGGTGGTCAATTTACTAATCGTCAAGAAATTACAGGCAAAGACGGCGGACCAGTTCAAACAGTTAATTCTGAAATTCCAGTTCCAATGGAAGATTACTTAAAAGCGCGGAGGGAAGTCTTAGATGAGTACTGATGCGGCTCGGGATAAAGCCATCCAGATCGAGGCGCAAGAAGATTTATATTTCTTTACAAGGTACATGTTTAAGGAGCGCCGAGGCTACAAATGGATGCAAAATTGGCACCACTTAGAAATCTGCGAAGCATTAATGAAAGTTTATCGCGGTGAGACTAAGCGGTTAATTATTAACGTACCACCTCGATATTCAAAAACTGAAATTGCTGTAATTAATTTTATGGCTTGGTGTTTTGGAAAGAAACCTGACTGTGAGTTTATTCATATCAGTTACTCGGCAATGCTTGCCGCAAATAATGCATTTCAGACTCGTAATATGGTTCAAGAAAAGGCTTATAAAAAGGTCTTTCCTGATCTTAAATTACGTGAGGATAGTAAAGCTAAGGATTTCTGGCGCACAGATGCAGGCGGAGTCTGCTATGCGACTGGTACTGGCGGTACCATTACAGGTTTTGGTGCAGGCAAAATGCGTGAAGGCTTTGGTGGTTGCATCATCATTGATGACCCGCATAAGGCCGATGAAGCCAAATCAAAAACTATCCGTGAAGGTGTAATTGACTGGTTCCAAAATACTCTCGAGTCTCGTACTAACTCACCAGAAACGCCAATTATTGTCATTATGCAGCGTCTTCATGAAGATGATTTGGCTGGATGGCTGCTAGGTGATAGAAAAGACGGCGTTCCTGTAGCTGGTGGTAACGGTGAAGTGTGGGAGCATCTATGTCTTTCGGCTATTCAAGAAGACGGATCTGCATTGTGGCCAGCAAAACACAATATTCAAAAGTTGAAGCAAATGGAGCAAGCTGCGCCGTATGTTTTTGCCGGGCAATATCGTCAAATGCCATCACCGCCAGCAGGTGGTTTTTTTAAGCCTGACAATATTGAAATTGTGGATGCTTTACCTGCTGATGTAGTGAAGCAAGTAAGGGCTTGGGACTTTGGTGCTACTGAGAATGAAGGCGACTTTACAGCAGGTGTTAGAGAAGCTCTTGGCGCAGATGGTTTTACTTACATTGTCGATGTTACAAGAGGACAGCTTGGTCCAGACAATGTTAATAAGCGCTTAAAACAAGTCACAGAGTTAGATGGGATGGGCGTAACGGTAAGGATTCCTCAAGATCCTGGTCAAGCTGGTAAATCACAAGCTAGTGCATTCGTAAAACTTCTTGCAGGATATGACGTCAAAGCCAAACCAGTTTCGGGAGACAAACTCACACGTGCACAACCTTTTGCGGCGCAAGTTAACGTGGGTAACGTGAGAATGCTTAGAGGTGATTGGAATAAAGACTTTATTGAAGAGCTTCGCAATTTTCCAAATGGAACGCATGACGACCAAGTTGATGCTGGTTCAGATGCATTTAATGAATTGAATGGAGGTTTTGAGGCCTTCTTTGCTGATATGGGATTTGCTCGATGAGTGACGTAACTTTTAAACATCCTGAATATGTTAAAAACTTGCCATATTGGCAGAAGCTAGATGATGTGTGTGAAGGCGAGGATGCTGTAAAGGCTAAAGGAGAAAAGTATCTTCCGAAACCCAATGCTCATGATCAATCACCTGCAAATAAAAGTGCTTATGAGGCTTATCGTACTCGGGCAGTCTTTTATGAAGTAACGGGGACTACATCTAATAGTTTAGTTGGTGCAGCTTTTGCAACCGATCCAAGTTTTAAATTTCCTCCAGAACTAGCTCACTTAGAACGCAATGCTAACGGCGCGGGATTAAGTGCTTATCAATTGGCACAGAACGGGATCCGACATTTATTAAAGCATTATCGTTGTGCTTTATATGTTGACTATCCTGCAGTTACACCGGCTCGAAATCTTGCGGAGTTTAAACAGCAAAAAGCCTACCCGATGATTCACTTATTGAATGCCATTGATGTGATCAATTGGGATTCAATGATGATTGATAACCAGAAAAAGCTTTGCTTGGTGGTCATCCGTGAATTTACTTCAGAACGAGGCGCTGATGGCTTTAGCAAATCTGAGGTAGAGCAATACAGAGTACTTCGTTTAGAGCCTGATAATGAAGGAAACTTCATCTATACAGTTCAAGTTTACACAAAAGGCGACAAGGGTACATGGAAGGGCGAAGATAAGAAGTATCCCACTGATAATAACGGGGATTTCTGGTCTTATATTCCATTCACTTTTGTGGGGGCTATTGATAACTCTGAAGAGATTAAAAAGCCTCCATTGCTCCCATTGGCTAATCTTAATTTAGCTCATTATAGAGATAGTGCGGACTTTCAAGAGTCCGTTTTTTATATGGGCCAACCACAGTTTTATGCTAAGGGAGTTAATTGGGCTTGGTATGACGAGGCTAAAAAGCGTGGCATTTATATCGGTGCGAAAGTTCTATTACCTTTACCTGAAAACGGTGATTTGGGGATTGTACAAGCAGATCCAAACACATTAGCACGGGAAGCTATGAAGGATAAGTGGGAGCAAATGAAGGAGCTTGGTGCTCGACTTATTGAAAAAGGTTCCGCAGCTAAAAAGACTGCTACTGAATCTAACAGTGATGATGCCGTGCAGCATTCCGTTCTTTCACTTTGTGTTGTGAATATGAATGAAGCTTTGTCTATGGCTTTACGTTGGGCTGCTAAATTTGTAGTACCTAATGTTGATGTTCTGACTAAAGATGAACTGATGTTCGAAATTAGTCAGGAATTTAACAAGCAAGGTTATTTAGCTGAGTTGGCTCGTCAATTGTTTGAAGCAGCTTTACAAGGTAGATCTTCATTCAAATCTTGGTGGGAATACAACCAAACAGGAATGTTTCCTAAACAAAAATATGAAGAAGAAATCCTAAATGTTGAAGCTGAACAGGATGGGACTTTGAATCAAGGAGTGAATTGATATGGCGGCAACTATCAAAGAACTCTTAGAGGCACTAACTCAACACCAAGCATATCTTTTTCGCGCTTCATCAAAAACAGTTAATGAATTATTAGGTTTATTTAATGATGATACAAAAGCAATGCTTTCAAAGCTGCGTGATCTATTAGAGGAACTTAATGATTCAGAGAAAATTGCTTTAGCTGGTGGGAAGTATACAACGTCAAACCTCAGAGAGATTAAAGATTTGATTGACCAATGGTTTGCTAGTGTAAATACAAGCTTACCTGAAGCTTTCACCGTCTCTGCTACCGCTTTAGCGGTTTATGAAGCTAATTACATAGCCAAGCTATACGGAGCGAAAAATAAAACTCTTAGCGGTGACAAGTTCTATTCTGCTGCTAAAAAGGTACCATTGGCTGGTGGTGCCCTAGTTGATGATCTTTTATCAAGAATTACTGAAGCTGCCCGTCAAAAAGTTGAATATGCAATCAGAGATGGTATTAACACTGGCAAAACTAATAGTGAGATTATTCAGCGTATCCGTGGTACCAAGAAGCTAAATTATGAAGACGGATTACTCAACAGCACAAAATCAGACATTGAGCGCACTGTAAGAACGGTTCGGAGCCATGTAGCTAACCAGGCATATTTAAAAAGTTTTGATCAAATTGGCTTCAAATATGTGCGATTTGTGAGTGTTCTTGATGGAAGAACTTCAAAACTTTGTGCATCCCTTGATGGAAGCTTTTGGGAAATAAATGACCCAGCAAAGCGCGTTCCTCCATTACATCCAAATTGTCGAAGCATTCTGGTACCAGTTGAGAAAGACGGTTCTTTAGCTGGTCAGCGTCCTTTTGTGATGGATGAGAGAAGAGTGAAAGACATCCCCAAAGAAGAGCGTGATCAGTTGATTGGGCAAATGGATGCAAACATAACATTTAAAGAGTTCTTCAAAAAGACAGATGACTTCTTTCAAAAAGAATGGTTGGGACCAAAGCGTTACAAACTCTTCAAAGAGGGAAAATTTGATTTTGAAAAGTTCTTCGATCCGGATGGACGTCTTTATACACTCGACCAACTTCGCATGTTGGACGAACAATTGTTCAAGAGGTTGGGAATATGAATTTTACTTTAAGTGGTGAGGGGAAAATTCAACTATCTACTCGAGCAAAATACAGATTGCGTAGATGGCTTAGAAAACTTGAAAAGAGGTCGAAGTTATGAAGCAAATAACTATGACTCAAGCACAATACATCCTAAGTACAAATCTTATTGTTGTGCCTTTTGTAAGGAAGTTGATTCCAAGATATATGGCTATTTTAGGATACAACTTCAAACAGCCCACAGCACAGATTCCGCATTAAACCTAATTCAAACCATAGCACCTTCGGGTGCTTTTTTTATATGAGGTCATCATGACAAAGCAACCGCAAACACTTCAAGAGCTAGTTCAAAATGTTGAATATTTCAATGTGGACCAAGCATCACCAGATGCACTACCTAAACGCATTATATGCATCCTAAAACTTCACTCTGGAGTGCAAGTAAACGGCGAGTATTTGATTCCTGAAGGTTCACCTGTTGGTGATTACAATCCGTTTGCACTTACATCTGCCATTGAAAATTTAAAAAAGCTCGGATTTGAAATTATTGAACCACCTTCTGAACCACAAGTAATCGAAGGTGAGGCAGTTGAGGTTGGCCAGAATTTAGATGACCCATCACTTAAAGCGGTTGAAGCACCAAAAATTAAAAGTCTGGAATCCCATGTAACTGTTACGGGCGCAGGGGTTAATACTTATGATGTTCGTCATGCAAATCTGCATTCAATTGAAGCATTGACCTCACTTTTGAAGGTTACGAAGTTAAATACTGATGTGTCGAATGCTGCAAACTCTAAGCTTGTTGAACTTATTAATGGACTCTAAGTTTCAGGCGTCTTGAGCATATTTTAATTTTAACCAGCACACTAAGGTGCTTTTTTTGTGAGAAAGAAATGACCAAAGAAGTAACAGAGCAAGAGTTAGCGGAAAAGTCTGTGGCACCCCGAGTAACTAAAGCGCAAATTGATGCGATGATGGACCGCGTTACATATACAGTGGAGCAGCGCCCTGGAGGTACAACATCTACTTTTGTACATGCATTTTTAGATGGAAAATTTTTTCTAGCAACGGGTTTTAGCGCATGTGTGAATGCAGAAAACTTTGATGCTGAAATGGGTGAGCGTATAGCTCGAAGCAACGCAGAAAAGTCAGCCGAAAATAAACTTTGGGAACTCGAAGGCTATCGTTTATTTGCCACAAACTTCTAAGTTTTTAATCGAAATAAAGCGTCCTTAGGGGCGCTTTTTTAATGTCTGCCGGAAGCGGATGCGGACGGTGAATCCGGGCGGATGCCCACTTGTGTATATAGGTTGGATGACCAATGAAACTTAAAACAGTAACGATCGACGGTAAAGTTTATGCGGAAGTAGACGGCGATAAGCCGATCTATATTCATGATGACGGCAAAGAAATGCCACATGATGCACCTCATTCGGTAGCAACAATTGCACGCTTAAACAATGAAGTTAAAACACATCGTGAAGCCAAAGAAGCAGCTGAAAAAGCATTAAAAGCTTTTGAAGGAATCGAAGACCCTGCGGCAGCTAAAAAGGCCTTACAAACAATCCAAAATCTCGATGATAAAAAGCTGGTGGATGCCGGTGAAGTTGAGAAAGTTAAAGCTGAAGCTATCAAAGCAGTTGAAGAAAAATATGCCCCGATTGTTGAGCAACGTGATGCTCTTGAGGCCTCATTGCATAAAGAGCTAATCGGCGGTGGTTTTGCTCGTTCTAAGTACATTCAAGACAACATTGCAGTACCTGTGGATATGGTGCAAGCGACCTTTGGTCATCACTTCAAAATCGAAGAGGGCAAGGTGGTTGCATATGACCAGAACGGCGAAAAGATTTATTCACGTGTACGCCCAGGTGAACTTGCAAATGTTGATGAAGCTTTAGAGTCATTGGTTGGTGGATACCAGCATAAAGACTTAATTCTTAAAGGTGGTAAAGGGACTGGTGGAGGTTTCCAAAGCGGGGGCAAAGGTGGAGCACCTACTGGAATGAAACGCAGTGAAATGTCTGTTTCTCAGAAAGCAGATTACATCAAAGAACATGGCAATGATGCCTTCCTAAAACTACCGAACTAATCATTAAATATTTGGAGATAAGTAGTTATGACTACAACAGTTAATTCAGACATGATCATCTACAACCAATTGGCTCAAACTGCTTATTTAGAGCGTTTGCAAGACAATTTGAACGTATTTAACCAGGCCTCTAATGGTGCAATTGTATATCGCAATGAGATTATTGAAGGTGATTTCAATAAAGAGGCATTTTACAAAGTGGGCGGTAGCATCAAGCATCGTGATGTGAATTCAACCGCCAAAGTAGTGCCTGAGAAGATTGGGTCTGGTGAATCTGTAGGCGTAAAAGTCCCATATAAATATGGTCCTTATGCTTCAACCGAAGAGGCATTCAAACGCCGTGCACGCACACCTGAAGAGTTTGCCATGATTCTTGGTTATGATTTAGCAGATGCATTAGTTGCAGGACGTTTACAGTACAGTTTAGCCTCCTTAAAAGCAGCTATTTCTAGCAACCCGGATATGGTTGCCAAAGGCAGTATTGCTGTAGATGGGCGTAAAGCATTAACACGTGGTATGCGTAAGTTTGGCGATAAGTTTGGACGTATTAGTTTATGGGTAATGAACTCAGATACTTATTTCGATATTGTCGATGATGCAATCACTAATCAAATTTATGGCGAATCTGAAATCGTTATCTATGGTGGTTTACCGGGTACCTTAGGTAAGCCGGTATTGGTTACAGATGCCGTAGGTGATGATGATGCATTTGGTTTGCAAATGGGTGCAGTTACTGTTACAGAATCACAAGTACCAGGCTTCCGCGCGTATGACATCAATGATGAAGAAAACTTGGCAATCGGTATGCGTGCTGAGGGTACATTTAACCTAGATATTCTTGGTTATAGCTGGGATACATCAAAAGGTGAAAACCCTGACCTTACTTTACTTGGTTCAAGTGCCAACTGGAAAAAACATGCTACTAGCAACAAAATGACAGCAGGCACATTGCTTGATCTATCTGGCACAACAACAACTGGTTAACTCATAAACATCTCACTATAAGAGGGCTATTAAGCCCTCTTTTTACATTTAAGAGAAATGCATCATGAAGCTAATTTATACACGTATTGCTGCTGCAGCTGCGTTAGAGGTTGGAACTATTGCCAATCCTGATTATTACGAACATCCGAATCGAAGTGCTGAAGAAGTAATTATTTACGGTGATTACCCGAAAATCCAAAATGATTACCAAGCTCTGGATATTCCTGTTGAAGTTCGCAAATTGGAAGAGCCTGCAAAAACGACATTGGCCACTGTAAATGTAGCGGTTGGAATTACTCCAGAGCTGCAAGAAGTTATTGATAAAACTAAAGCTGAGTGTGAAAAGGTTGTTGAGGAAAACGGGCAACTTAAACAGAAAATCGAAATCTTGGAACAAGCTAGTGGTGATAGTTCGGAGTTAATTTCTGAAAACTCACGTTTAAAAGATGCTGTACTCCAAGCTGACAATGCTACTAAAGCGGCTGAAGAAAAGGTAGTAAGCATTCAAGCAGAGTTTGATGCTTTTAAAAATGATGTTGCTGCTATGCAAGCGCGTATTGCTGAATTGGAAGCTGGAAAAGCGGCAGAAAATTCAGCAACAGAAACGGCAGCTAATGATTTTGAAAACTGGTCAAATGATCAATTAAAAGAGTATTTGGCTAGTAAAAACATTGGTTACAAACCGTCTGCAACAAAAGCAGAACTCCTTAAATTAATCCCGAAGGAATAATGCAATGAGCTTTATTACTGTAGATGACGCAAATTCAATTTTGGGCAGCGATTTTGCACCAGACAGTGATAAAGCTCGTCTGGTAAAGCTGGCTAATGTTTGGATGAAAAAACGGATTGGTTTTGTACCAGATCCTATTGATCCACTTCTTAAAGACGCGGCTTGTGAAATTATCAAAGGAATTCTGGCCAAAGTAATTTATAACGGCAAAGACCAGCAGTTGAAACGTAAGAAAGTTAAAGCTGATTCTGTTGAGTCAGAAAAAGAATATCAGGACGGATCTGAAGCAATCTCTAGCTTTGAACAGATAGCAATTGATTTTATTGATTCACTTGAATTGAAAGATCCAAATGCAAGTTTTAATGGCTTTGGCATACCACTTTACAGGGCATGATATGGGCTTACGTGACGAAATTCAGGCAGATATTGCTGAAGCATTTAATGAGGATCTGGCGGATGCGGTCCAAACATTTACATGTGACAGGGTTGTTAGTACCAACTGGAACCCTAAAACAAACACCTCTGAAAATGTCATTGAGCATTATGAGGGGCGTGGCGTTCTGTTTGGCTCATACAATCAATATGAAATACAAACTCTCGGAGTACTGGCCACAGATAAAAAGGCAACTGTGCTGCAGAATGAAGTTACCAAAGAGCCGATGATTGATGACGAATGGAGTACGGCGCAAGGTACATATCGCATCATGCATATCAAACAAGATCCAATCAGTGCAAGCTGGAAATGTCAGCTTCGAAAAGTGTAGGGGCTAAAATGGTTAATACCGAATATGTTCAAGAGTGGTACATCACACCTTTTCAGCATGTGCAATACACGCTTGCTAGAAATCAGCTTCACATGGATTTGTTATTTGAAGATATGGATGAAGCTGATCAATTTTTGGATATGGGAGCGGATGCACAGGTTAGTACTTTTTCTGATGGTGCATATGCAATCGTCCAAATTGGTGATACGGCGGATAAAGACAAAATTCAAGTATATGGATTGCTTTTACATGAAGCGGTTCACGTTTGGCAAATAGTAAAGAAGCGAATGGGTGAAAGTGAACCAAGTGTTGAGTTTGAAGCATATTCAATTCAAGCGATCGCTCAAGACCTATTTGAAATGTACGAAGCAAGCGAGGTGAGCAATGGGATGGAAGGGGAAAAAGCCGACTAGCTTTAGTGTTGATGTGGTGAAAAATGCTGAAGAACAAGTAAAGAAAATCACGATGGATACCGTGCAATCACTTGTAGTTTCGAGTCCAGTTGATACAGGTGCTTACAGAGCTTCTCATATCGTATCTATTGGAACTGCTGATTATGGTGTTCGTGAACCATCAACTAATCCAGTTCAAGATGCAGCAGTTCAAGCAGTCAAGTTTAAGCTTGGAAATCTGATCTTTATTCAAAACAACAAAGCCTATGGTCCGCGATTAGAAAACGGTTGGTCTGATCAAGCACCTCTTGGTATTTACAGCACTACTTTCACTTACATTACTCAAAAATATGGTGGCTAAGATGCCAATGACAT